CGGGGCCGAACTTGCCCGTGAAAAACTACGCCAAGATTTGGAAAAAGAAATTCAACTTAACCGTGACCAAATCCATTACAACAGGCAGTCCATTGCAATACTTGAAGAACGTGCCAAACACACCTGCGAGAAACCTAAATGATTACTTTACTTTCAACCATTGTTTCGTTTTTGATGGGCGGCTTGCCCAAGCTGTTAGAGGCATTCCAAGACCGTGCTGACAAAAAGCATGAGCTTGCCTTGGCCCAAATGCAGATTCAGCGTGAGCTAGAAATGCGGAAAGCTGGTTTTGAAGCACAGGAACGCATTGAACACATCAAGACTGAGCAGCTTGAGATTGAAACAAAATCGTCAGAAAAAACGGCTCTAATCGGCGCACAACAAGCGGAAATGCAAGCTATCTACGCCCATGACACCAGTCTGAATGAAGGGACTAGCCAATGGATGCACAATTTAAGAGCGTCAGTAAGGCCCGTGATTACCTACGGCTTCTTTTTTCTCCTTGTCGCAATCGACCTGACCCTAGCATGGCATGGTATCAGTTCAAACGTATCTTTTGAAAAGTTGGCAGAGCAGCTTTGGGATAACGAAACCCAAACCCTGTTTGCGTCCATCATAGCGTTTCACTTTGGTGGCAGAGCGTTTGGCAAATGAATGTCAGCGCCAAAGCCCTGAAGGTCATTAAGCACCATGAGGGCTTAAGGCTCACCCCGTACCGCTGCCCCGCAAAGTTGTGGACTATCGGCGTGGGCCATGTGCTTTACCCTGAACAGGGCAAACTAAAGATAGAAGACCGTGATGCCTACCCCCTGCGCCCTGAAGACAACCGCAAGTTTTCTATGGAAGAAGTGGATGCCATACTTGCTGCTGACTTACAGCGGTTTGAGCTTGGCGTAGAAAAGTTTGTACCTGTACCTCTAACCCAAGGGCAGTTTGATGCTCTTGTGTCGTTTTCGTTCAATGTAGGGCTAGGCACACTTCAACGATCTACGCTACGTCAAAAAGCCCTGCGTGGCGATATGGCAGGCTCAGCAGATGAGCTACTCAAATATTGCATGGCAGGTGGCAAGATTCTTAAAGGGCTTCAAAACAGGCGCATTGACGAACGCGCCATGTTTCTTAGTCTTTAAGAATGTGAATGGCGACAAGCACCGCCAACACCAGTACCGCACCGCCTAGCAACAAAAGTAAAAAGATTTCAAGCATTCTTTTCTTTTAAGTCGTAAAACCAATCGTCCCCTGCAGACCACTTGCGTGTGCCATCAACCGTGTAAAAGGTTTGAGCCGCTTGAAAATCAGGAAACTTTGTCTCTGCAGGAATTAGGCTTTGGTCATACCACAAACACCGATTGTTGGGTTGGCAAGCAAACTGACCGTTTTCTAGTGCAATCCAATTAAACGACTTGTGTTCTTCTGCTTGTTCGGTAAACCCTGTGTCCAAATCCATACCATCAGCGCAGAAGTCCACAGTAAACAAGTAGCGACCAAAGTGCCATTCTTTGTCTTTGCCTAAAAACTTTACGCCTAAATTGCGGAGGCCAATCTTTTCGCAAATGGTAAAGCGGTAGCCCATGCAATCCCAAAGCTGAAGTGTGTCAACAGGCAAATCACCATGTTCTGTTTTCCAAACGTAGGCGTGTATAGGTAGTTTGTCGTACAAAGCCCCGTAAGCAGGTAGTAGGGATTCAATGCGAAACACCTGCCCCCGCAATGCTTTAAGACTTACCCAAATGGCAGGTTCTAATTCACCATGACCTTTGGTGTGGTTGTACAAAAATTCCCGTCTAACAAAGCATTTCAAAGGCGGTAGGGGGGCGATGATGTAGCTCATGGTATTGCCAAACGCCATTCACGTTCTTGGTTGCCTGTATTGGATTTAACGGTTTTACCTGTAAGCAGAATCAATCCGTCTTTTTGCAACTCAGGCAAACGCCTAGAAATCTGTACGCCATCAAGCCCTGTTAATTTGGAAATACCGTCTTTGCCCAACGGCCCGTGCTTTGCCAAACACTCCAAAATCGTATTAACGTGCTTGTTGGTAAATTTAGGGGCAGCGTCAGCCGCCATGAATGATGTGATGGGGTCGCTGCTACGCGCCCTAATGTGTTCAAAACTCATCATCAAACCCCAAGTCTTTTGGTTTAGGGTCGTTCAGGTAAGCCCAACCGTCCCACCCGCCATCTTTAAGCGGAATAACGTCCAGCTTCAGCATATCGCCGTTCTTTGTTTCAATGATTGAGCCAATACGTTGGTAGCGGTTTTTGGATGCGCCTTGGGCATTGGTGTACTGACCTACGATGCAACTGATTTCTTTTTTGAGCTTAGACATTTTTGTTTCCTAGTGCGTGGAGAAAATTAACTTTGGTTTCGATTTCATTGAGGAAAATTTCTACTTCTTCTTCAATCTGTGCAATATAGTCTTCATCACGTTCAATCCGTTTGACAAACAGTTGAAGGTTTTTAGGCATACGGGGGTCAAACACCACGTAGTCGCAAAACACCCTGTCCGTGCAAGCCAACTGGAATTGAATTTGGGTGAAGTACCTCTGTGGGCATTTATTGTTAAACAGAGTTTCAATCATTGTGGTTGTCTTGGGGCATTTGATCTCTATGAGGCCATTGACCCCCACAAACCCGTCAGGACTTGCCCCTGCCATCGGAATGTTGGGGTGAGGCACAAACCCTACTTCTTCCACTAAAACGCCCTTAACACGCTCATATTCACCCCTAGCAAACGGTTCTTGGTCTATGCCCCATTGCATATCAGCGTTGAAAAAAGAATTGGCGGGTTTTCCCGTCATGCGTTCTTCAAGCAATTGGGCCATGTAACTTTCCCTGCTGGCGCTGTAACCAGTCTTTGTTTTGGCAATTACGTCAGCCACCCTAGAGGCCGTGACTTTGCCCAATCGTGCGGCAAACCATTCGTCTGTACGTTGTTCTATCATTTCTATCATTTATTGCTCCTTTGCTTTTTTGATACGTGCAGCTTTAGCAGCCATCACCCGTGATTGCCATGTTTGGTCGCCATTACAGGCTTCATAGGCGGCGGCATAGGCGGTTTGCAACTCCTCTTTGTTGGTTGTAGCGTCTATTGCTGCCAAGTGGTCAGCCATCAGTTGTGCGCTAATCTTTGGCTCCTGCTTACGACTGGCGGCATTACCGTCATCATCTTCAGGCGCGATACCACAAGCCGCCATCAGGCTGTAGCGCCTAGCATAGGTAAGAGCCGAGCCGTAGCCCTGCGGGTCTTGTTTAGCAGCAGGGACATGGAGCCTGCCGCTACGCAGACTTTCGCCCGACTCATGCAGAAATAGTGTTTCCACAATCACGCCATCAGAAGATTCTGCGGTTTGCTGCATCATAAAAATACCATTTGCATTGAGGGCATCTATTACTGCCTCCACACAAGCAGATAGGTCGGCATACTTGCTTCTGAAGTGCGGATTGGTATTGCTCTTGAGGGCTGGCCCAAACTGATTTTGGGCTTTGACTAACGCTGTTGCAATCTTGTTCATAAAGTTCCTGCAGTTGTTTGGTTTCGTAAAATTGTTGTTGGCTCATTAGTAAACGTATTTAGGGCCGCAAGTGACTTCTATTACGGTTTCCACCGAATAGCCACCGATACGGCGTTTGGCATACAAAGGGATAGCACGTAAGCCTGACGTTTCGCATTGGCGAACAGCGTCTATAACTTCATTGCGTCCCATTGGTTGAACACGGGCATCCACAATTAGCTCTTGGTCAGGCGGCTTGGGCGGCTGAAAGTTAGAGCAACCTGTGGTGATTACGGCCATCCAGCACAAGATTGAGTAGGTAATCACTCTCATCAATCCTCCAATATTTCTATAACGTCTTGAATTTCCTGCTTCATGCTGTCCAAAAGGTAAACGTATTCACGTACTTTGGACTCCAGCATTCCGACTTGATAAGCCAGGCGGTCAACAGCAGGTTGCCCTGCATACATACGGTCAGCCGTGGCTGCAATGTTGGCTACTACTTCATTGGCGGTCATCATTACGGCCTCCACAACCAAAGGTCTAGGGCAACAATGACAAGCGCTACGAGCGTGAGACAAGTGATGATGCGGTCAACCTTGCGTTTCTTTTGATTTGGGAAAGGGCCTTGAATTTCGAACATGGTGTACTCCTAAATATGGGGCCGAAGCCCCGTGGGTTGATTTATTGCTTTGACCAGTATCCATAGACGCACCTGCGGGAGACGTGTCTTGTGCCGTCTGCGTTTACCTCGTAGGTCTCTCTCTGAGGGTTCCATGTGTCGTTTATCACGCCATCAATCACAGCGGTGTAATGCTTGCTAACCGACACCACCAAGTTACCCATTGGCAATTCGCCGTCGTGCAAATGAACCTTACAACCTGTGCCGATACCCATCGTAGGCGTCCACACAAAACCAATCGAGGCCATGTAGTCCTTGAACCACTTGCGCGTCACGCTGATGCCTCTACGGGCGGATGCGGAGCGCTTGCCACGCTTGCCTGCCCTTTGACTCCCCATGCCTTTGGCAAGGGCCGCATAGACCTCTGCGTATGGCAGGCCAGAGGCAATTGCAATTGAACGAGCCACGCAGTCACCTGCTGTGCCTTTGTAGCCTGCGGCCTCTCGGCCTCCATCGTTGTATTGGTGTTCCATCTGCTTACTCCTAAAAAGACCCCGAGAAGTTCAGGGCATGGGTGAAGTATAAGCCAGCTTTACGGTATTGCAAGACTTTTTTATTAGGACAAACCCTAATTGTGGCTTTTTTGTCAATCTAGCTTACAATAACGGCATGGAAAAAGAAAAAGCAATTCAACTAGCTGGTGGCGTTACGGCGCTTGCGGCTTTGCTTGGCATTAAAAGGGCCGCTGTGTACCAATGGGGCGACAGCTTGCCACAAGCCAGGGTTTGGCAATTAAAGATTTTGAAACCTGAATGGTTTAGTATTTGAGTTTGAAACACGGCTAGGTGGGGGGTAGCTACCCTGCCGAAAAGCGCGCCCACCCGCCTGCCGTCCGTTTCTTTTTGTGTGGGACGGTTTTGGGAAAAATTTTGCATTACTATCAATTCAACATAGGGGACTATGCGTCCCACACACGGCATTTGACCGTCATCGAAGATGCCGCTTACAGAAGACTTCTAGACTTCTACTATCTTCACGAAAAACCCATAAAAGTTCACGACATTGCTAGGCAAATTGGCATGAGGGAATTTGAGGCTGAAGTTTTTAGCGTGTTGGATGAGTTTTTTTTGTCAACACCTGATGGCTTTGTGAACAGCAGAGCAGACAAGGAAATAGCCCATTTCCACTCTAAGATTGAACAGGCGTCCAAGGCTGGTAAAGCATCCGCTGAACGCAGGTTCAACGCCCGTTCAACGGACGTTCAACCAACCAAGAACCAAGAACCAATAACCATTAACCAAGAACCAATAAATACAGAGACTACGTCTCTTGTTGTCTCGCCTAGCGAGAAAACGCCATCAGCCCCAATTTCTGAAATTGTTGACCTGTACAACAGCCGCTTACCAATGCTTCCACGGGTGACTGTGGTTAGCGATTCCCGAAAGCGGTTAGTGGCGGCAAGATGGCGGGATGTGGTTTCTGCCGACAAGCTGGACAGGGAAAGAGGGTTAGAGTTTTTTGATTGGTTTTTTGTCCATGTTGGCAAATCTAAGTTTTTGACAGGCAGATCAAAAGATTGGAAAGCCAACTTTGAGTTTCTTTTCACAGCAAGCAAATTCCCCCGAATTGTCGAGGGTGCATACCACCAGGAGCAAACATGAGCTACTTTGAAGCAAAACAAAAGCACGAACAGGCGCAAGTGCCTGACCGAATTGACCTACTTTGCGGTGCATTTGAATGCCCGATGGAATGGACGGTGGACAAGGGCAGCAAGCTATGCACCCACCATGCATGGGCAAAACCGCATCAATGGCCCAAAATTACGGAATGGCTAAAAAGCAAAGTCGTAATGGGCACTTTACCGACCTTTAAAAGCGTTTCGGGTGTTGGGGGCTACCTACCCCCTAGACCCCAAGAAAAAACGGCTTATACGCCCGATGAGAAGGCCGCAGCGATACAAAAA